AGTAACACCAACAAGAACAATTAAAGAATGAAAAAACAAAAAACTCGTCGGTAACTAAGAATCCACTACTACCAATTAATACAATCTCTCAAACGATTGGTCAAGGTAAAACTGTGTATGATTTGATGCAAATCTATCCTAAACTTAATGCAGAGGATATTTTTGAAGCAGTGCATTTTTATGCAGACAATACATCTGTTCCTGCAACAGAAAGTGAGAACTTGATTTCAGTTGTTAATACTGGAACTGTAGACAATATTGTTATTGAGGTAACTAATTTACATCAAATTGTGTACATCAAACTGTTAGCAGTTGGACATGATTTATACCCTGAGGTATTAGACTTTGCAAAACTAATGAATCAAGGGTTGCGTATTATTACATTACAAAATGTAGAAATGTTTGAAGCAAACAAACAGATTGTAGACGAACTTTCTATAGCAGTAAATGATGCAATGCAAGTAGCAGTACCTGACGTAGTCAATGACTTTGATTTAACAAAAGAAGATTTAGACTATGAAGAGTACAAAGAAAGAATGAGCAAGAAATGAAACTGAGATACAGCGAAGCATTTTATTCAGTACAAGGAGAAGGCAGGTTTGTTGGCGTGCCTAGTATATTCCTTAGAGTATTTGGTTGCAACTTTGAATGTGCAGGGTTTGGTCAGCCAAGGGGCGAACTAATTCCTGTAGTTAACATGCCTTACAATACAGATCCTAAGGCAGATAAAGAACATCCAGATGCTTATAAGAGCATCGAAGAACTTCCAGTAACCTTATTGGGTTGCGATTCTAGTGCAAGTTGGAGCAAGAAGTATAAGCACTTACAGTTGACAAGAACTGTTCCTGAGGTGGTTAATCACATCACCGGCTTACTTCCCAACGGCACTTTCACCGGCCAACACGGTGAAGACATACACTTGGTGATTACAGGTGGTGAACCGCTACTAGGGTGGCAACGTGTTTGGCCGACACTTATTGAAGAGTTTAAAGCGATTGGTTTAAAGAATGTAACATTCGAAACTAATGGCACACAACTCGTAAAGCCTGAAATGGTAGAATACTTTAATGGCGAAGGCAGTGACGTACATGTAACTTGGAGCACTTCACCTAAGATTAGTATCAGCGGAGAGAAACAGGAAGATGCATGTAAGCCAGAAGCATTGGTAACAATGAATGAAGTGGCTAACAGTTTCTTGTATAACAAATTTGTAGTTAGAGATTCAATATGTTTAACTGATGTAGATGCCTTTGTGAAAGCATACGAAGAAGCAGATGTAAAACTAGATAGTATTTACTTGATGCCTGAAGGTGCTACATTTGAACAACAATCTTTAACAGAGAAAGACGTAGCAGAAATATGTATGAAGACTGGATACAAGTTTAGTCCTAGGTTACATATTAACTTGTTTGGTAATGCTTGGGGAACCTAATGTTCTGTGCTGAATGTGGAAAACTAGTAATGGGTTCTAACTATCATACACCAGGACACCTACAAGTATTCTGCGATGCTTATTGCAGTAATGCATGGTACAGTAGTAATTTTGAAAAGATGAAAGCAGATAAAGATCAAACGAAAGGAGAGGAACATGGCAAATAAACTATTACCTTTTTGGGCAATGCCTGCCAGTTGGGGACTCAAAGGAGAGTCACGTGAAAAGGCAAAAATCGAGTATGAACTCGAAGGTACAGCAAAGAAGATTGCTTTGGCTAAAGTTGGGCTAACCGATGAAGTTGACTTGGCTGTAGCAGAAGCAGACGTATTGCTAGAAGTTGGCGAAGTTGATGAGAATCAACATGCTAAAATGATTAGCGGTGTTAAGAAAGAACCTTGGGTTGCTGTAAAAAGAATGGAAGTGCATCCAGATGATCCTAAGCAAGGCTATATGGAATTGGATTGGAATGACCACTTTATTGCAATGTTGCAAGAAAAAGGTTACACAGGTAAAAGCGATGAAGATGTTGCTAACAAATGGTTCAATGATATTTGCAGAACTGTATTACTACAGGAGCAGGCGGACATGGATTTTGGTTTAGACAACATGGACAGAAGTGATGTTGAAGTAGTAACAGAACCTGACGTAACTAAGGAAGAGCCAAATGAATGAGTCAACAGGCAAACATAAGTTGGCAGTTTTAGTAAACTCCCATCTTGCACCTCACATCAAAAACTTTATTGAAAACTTAACTGATGATGAGATTGTTGACTTACTTAAAAGTTTTAAGACAATGAACATTGACTTAATGAAGGACTTGAAAAAGGCGGCTGAGGACAGACATATTAGAAGTAATCAGTGGCAAGAGGATAGTCCGTTTGATGCAATTATGGAAGAAGGCTTCGAGGAAAAATAATGAAATATCTTTTAGTTGACAGTTTGAATATGTTTATGAGAGCCAAGCACGTCGGTGGCAGAGGACAAGACATTGACACAAAGATTGGCATGGCTATGCATATCATGTTCAACAGTTTGGCAAAGTGTTACAGAGAGTTTGATGCAGACCATATTGTATTGTGTTTGGAAGGACGTAGTTGGCGTAAAGACTTCTATGAGCCTTACAAGAAGAATAGAAAGGTCACAATGGATCAACGTAGTCCACGTGAAGTAGAAGATGATGAATTGTACTTTGAAGCATATGATGACATGGTACGTTTCTTTGCTGAACAAACTAATTGCAGTGTTATTAGATGTGAGAAAGCAGAAGCAGATGATATGATTGCGTTGTGGATACAAGATAATCCAGATGATGAACACATGATTGTAAGCACAGACAGTGACTTCTATCAACTCATAGCACCCAATGTAAAGCAGTATAACGGCACCACAGACCAAATAGTTAGTCTAGAAGGGTTTACAGATGCTAAAACAGGAGACCTTGTTGTAGATAAAAAGACTGGCAAGGAAAAAGAATTAGGCGATCCTGAATACATACTGTTTGAAAAGTGTGTGAGGGGTGATGCAACTGATAATGTATTCAGTGCATATCCTGGTGCTAGAGTAAAAGGCAGTAAGAACAAAACAGGTATTATGGAAGCCTATGAGGATAGAAACTCAACAGGCTTTAACTATAATAATTTTATGCTACAACGTTGGGTTGACCATAATGGTGATGAGCATAGAGTAAGAGATTGTTTTGAACGAAACAAAATACTTATTGACTTGACACAACAACCTGATGAGATTAAAGAACTAATTCGTGAAAGGATTGCAGAACAAAAGCAAACAGAACAGATGAAAAATGTAGGAATATATTTTATGAAGTTCTGTGCTAAATGGAATCTACAGCGAATGAGCGAGAATCCTAACAACTATGCAGGAATGCTAAATGGCATCGCTGGATAAGGATTTAGAAGAAATGTTTGAGGAAATTAAAAATCCTAAACAAGAAGTAAAGTATATCTATGAACGTGCAAACGGAAAGGTATACAGAAGAGAATTTGGTGCTAATTCAAGTACCAGAGAACTAATCAACACCGAGGAGGTTGAAAATGATTAAATTTAAGGATCAAGTTAAACTACAAAAGATTAGCGATGATGCATGGATTGTGAACGATGCTGATAAGCACGTGGGCATTCTACATAAGACTATTCAAGATAAGTTTACTTACTTAGATAAAACAGAAACTATTTTGTTTGACACAAAAGAAGCAGTTCAAGAAGCATTTAAGAATCAATTCTTATTTGAGGAAGGTATTGAACTAGACGTAACACAACCAGCAACTTTTTATATCAAAGGTTATGCTGTGGATTATCCAAACCCTGTTCCTATTGACCAAGGACATCCTGATTACATGGAAGAGATTCCATTGTTTGCAAAAACTGAGAACAGCACAGTGTATTATGCGGCAGGTTGGTATGCAATTAACTTTGAGAAAGGCTGGAAACATGGTAACTGTCCTAAGTTGAATACGTTAATCACGTATGGTTACGAAGGACCATTCAAGACCAAGTTAGAACTAAAGCAAAGGTTAAAAGTATTAAACAAAATTAAGCGAAAGGCTCTTACAAAGTAATGCCAGAGTCAGACTTAAAAAAGTTTATTGCAAGAGTAAAGCACCTAAATGAACATGGTGCTAATGAAACTTCTTTTGACATTGCGTTCTTAATCAGAGTAATCAAAGAAATAGAACAAGCACAACCACAAGCAGAGCAAGTATTATATACGGGCGGCAAGTTTAAAGATGATTAACATACTCAAGAAAAAGATACTCGGAACTACTCCTCAAACCAATGGTTCTGATATTGAAATGAATTGGGAAGACATGCCTGACTGTGGATACAACAAGCATTATGAACATGAAGTTGTATATGCTTTAGGTCCTTACGATGGCAGTGATGAACAATGGGCAAATGTAGGAATACCTTACAGCACAATCAATAGAATATATCGTGATGCTGAACGTAAGAAGTTTAAGTTTGGCTGGACATTCACTAACACCGATAGCACCAAACGTGCCATTATATCATTTAGTGATCCTGATTATGCCTTTTGGTTCAAACTACAGAATATAAATAACAACACAGAAACAAGGAGTTGAAATGTTAATTGAAATTTTTGGAAAAGACCAGTGTCCATTTTGCGACATGGCAGTAAACAAAGCACAACAGATGATTCAGGAAACTGAACACAAATATGAATACAAAAAGTTAGATGCAGACTTCACTAGAGAGGAACTTTTTGAAGCATTTCCTGGTGCTAGAACCTTCCCACAAATCCGTGTAGACGGCAAAATCATTGGCGGTTGGACTGAGTTTAAAGACTTCTCATTTTAATTAAACATAGTTTTAAAGACCCATTAAAACGTGTTTTTATGATAAATAAGTGTATAGGAGACTATACACATGAGCAGACCAAAACCTACAATACTGCTAGAAGCAGTACACAAAGACACATATAGAGCAGACCAGGTGTTGGCGGCTGAAGCCATATTCAGTGTATTCTATAAAGGAAAGCCAATCAATCTAAGAACACTAAACAAGTTAGTAAGTTATCCTGGACCTAAGTATAAGAAGGTAAGTTTCAGTAATAGTGGCCATGCATTCAATTTGGCAGAGAAGTTGAACAAAACTTTTAAGACCGAAGACTTTGCTGTAGTTAAATTAACATCGGGCGAATACGTTACAGAAGCCGATGTTAATGATGATTAAAGAATCTTTACAATATCAAATAGCAATTAAACTAATAGAAAAGCATGAAACACTAAGGCAATATGACACTATGGATGTGTGTTATATGCTGTTTAAGAACCTTCAAATATCAGATAACGTGTGTTCTGGATTGCGTTTAACCAAGTTGGGCAACACTCTTTTAAGCAAAGAATACGACAAATATACCTTCCCTGTGTCAGAGGGATTACACAATAGACTGTTACTTAAACTGCATGAAAAAATGCAGTGGCCTTACTTTTTACAAGGTAAAAAGTTAATTTTATACAGCGAAGACGATGCTATGTGGTTAAAATTAGTATCAAATGACATCGAAAAATTTGCTAACAGTCTAGACTAAAACGGAAACAATATAATATGAGCGACATCAACGAACACTTTGTTAGACCCTTTTCAAATCACAAAGGATTACCTGAACTATTAAAACCTACAGCAGGTAAAAATGGCAAGATAGAAAAGGTTGATGGTAAAACTAGATTTCAATATCAGCCATCGGATCACCCAGACTATTGCAACATAAACAAAAATTATGATGTTGAAGAAATGTTGTACACTGTAAACAAACAGTACTTTAGGTCAGACGAGTTTGACAGCGATACAGGTTTACTCACAGTTGGATGTAGTCATTCATATGGTATTGGGCTCCGGGACAACGAAATCTATGGCAGAAAACTTGCGGACATGCTTAATTTACCTTTATGGAATTTAGGTGTAGGAGGCATGGGCCCAGATATATGTTTATTGCTTACAAAACAATTTCTACTAGCAGGTAAAAAGCCTAAAGCAATGGTAATGCAGTGGCCATCCATAAACAGAAAACTGTTAGTAAAACAAATTTATGCCAATGTAAACGACACAATCACAGATTGGCTGAACAGCGAAATATCTGATATTATGAAAGTAAACCAATTACATGCTTGGAATTCATACAATGACAAGACTTTTCCAGATGAACACTTTAAAAGAATTGCCAAAGGAAAACTACTTGATAGTGAAAGTTGGTCATATGATTTTTGGTTAATTAGAGAGCAACTAATTTTATTAGCAAGACAACATAACATACCTATCGTTGAAATCCCACCAACTTACTACAGCACAGAAGGAACAGGTTCTGTTTTCAGTAATTGTGTTCACGATATAAAACGTATTCGACCCCCATGGGGCAACCGCATACCTCATTCGGGTGCAAGAGATTGTCTACATCATGGTGCAGAAGCACACACAGTTATTGCTGAGGAATTATACGATTTATTAGACAAGGAACTTTGACCAACTAGGATGTTTTAGTTTCATATCCAAGTTTTCTTTGTTCTTAACCAGTTCGTAATAGTTTGGTTTAGTAGGAATACGTTTAGGCACAGGCAATAAGTTATTACCCTTAGATGTATTACAAGGACCGCAACTGGTTACAACATTTTCAAATGTAGTTGGGCCTCCTCTACTAACAGGTAAAACATGATCCATTGTTGCAGTACTTCTGGTAACATCAATACCACAGTATTGACATCTGAAATTATCTCTCAGCATAACATTGTATTTGCTAAATCTTACATCAGCATTCTTCTTGATGTATCTCTTTATCATTACAACTGCTGGTACTTTTGTTTCCCAATTGGGACTGCTCACCATCCATTCATCGTACCATTCTAGTACATGTACTTTTTCTAAGATTAGATATTTGATTGATTCTTGCCAACTGATTGTAGATAAAGGCAATACACTGTAGGGTTGACCATCAGCATTGAGTACTAATGTATCACTCATTGGGTTGTGACTCCGTGTGGTTGTTTACTGTATTTATGGTGATTTTGGGCAAAAACCACGAAATTTCAGGTAATTTACCAGAAAAAATGGTTGACTTTGACCTCAAAAGACGTATAATAGTATGTATTGTTTAGTTAAGGAGTAAATGATATGTTGACAGTAGAAATTCACAACGAAGCAGTTCAGGCGGCAAAGGATGCCGTATCAGCACATCGTCAAAAGCATCCAAATGGGTTCTTTGGCTGTGGGTTTGCTTGGGTTAGTGTTTACGAGCGAGGGAACACTAAAATGGGTAAGAGTTTTATCAAGCAAGGCTTTACCAAATCCTATGATGGCGGATACAAGTTGTGGGATCCGGCAAACACTGGTGGTCAGTGTATTGTAGAAAAGGAAATGGGTGCTGAAGCATACGTGAACACTGTCAAGAAGTACTTGCCAGAGGTCAAATTGTATGCAAATTCAAGGCTTGACTAAAAAAATTACCAAAAAAAGTGGTAAAAAGGTTGACATTGTCAGCCTTTTTTCGTATAATATATACATAAATTAAGGAATAGGAGTAATTTATGTACGTGATAGTAAACAAAAAGAATGACAGCATCTACAGAGAGCCGTCAAAGAAGTCGTATCAGACTACAGAGTATAAATCCGAAGCGGCGGCTAAGGCTGGTATCACCAGGACTGTAAAGTTCTATGAGAAGGCTATTGCTGACGTTCAAAGAGTAGTTGCTGAAGGTAAGAAAGAGTACCATTCACCTTTGTACAATCACTACCGTGATGCAACTGACAAGGCTTTGGGCAGAACTCATGTAGCAGACAGAGATAACTTTAGGGTTATGCATGTTGAAGAGTATGCTCTAATTGAGCCTCAAATTACTAGAACAGGTATTTGTCCTGGAACTGGTAAAGAGATGACTTACACTTCATCTATCAATGAGCCTCATTACATGAACCCACTTTCAGAAACTTATTGGAGTGCTTAATATGTTAAGTGATTACAAAATCCTCGAAATTGAAAATGATGAAAGTGCCTACACAAATGGCACTTCATTGCAAGGTTATGTCAATGCAAGTTATTACAACCTGGTTGATGTTTTTGGTGAGCCTACTCACTCTACTCCAAGTGGAGATGGTAAGGTAAACACAGAGTGGAACTTGCGTTTCAAAGTAATTGAAAAGGACGCAACTGATCCTGATGATTGGGAGATTGTGTACGCAACTATCTATGACTGGAAGGAAATGGGTCCAGAAGTTGCACGTCAGGCTAGTTCATACAGATGGCACATTGGTGGCAAAAGTTACATGGCAGAAGATGTAGTTTCAAAGGCTATTGAGCAACACTTTAAGGGAAACAAGTAATGGATGTAATGGCAGAACTTTCAAAACTTTCTATTCGTAAGCCTTTGTCAGAAGCAGAAGTTAGAAGTATTGTTGGTGCTCCCACACAAGAAGAAGAGGAGCATTGCATTTGCGGTAAGCGTCTAGAGGACTGCAAAGAAGGTTATGAACACATGACGCACGGAGTTTAAATGAATCCTTGGAATATCATTCAAAAGTTGGAATCAGATAACAGCAGGCTCTTCAAGGAATCTGTTGTTGCTGATAATATTGACAATGCAGAGTTCACTTGGGGTCTGCAACAGGCACTTGATCCTTTGGTCACTTTTGGTGTAAAGGAAGTGCCAGTTAAGAAAGA